CCATAAGATCTATCAAGAAGATCAAAAGGAGAATAGTAATGTCAATTGATGAGGACAACTATCCCGAAGGATTAACAATAGTTAAGGCTAGGGAAATGACTGAGTTTGAAATGCAGAAGGAGGGTTGGTCTTTGAATATGAACAAAGCTCCGATTGCACTTGTGCTTTCAGATCAAAGTGTACTTTACCCTTCTCGTGATGAAGAGGGTAATGGTCCAGGTTGTATGTTTGGTAAATCATTGGGCGAGGATGGGGATACGGTAACGAATTTCTATTTAATGCCGTAACCGATAAGAGTGCAAGTTAACCTTTAAAAACGAAAATAGAGCCCAACAGGGCTGAATGGAGACATTTTAAAATGGCTATTGAATTGAGTGATTTAGACAATGATATGAAGGTGATGGATTACATTGTTTCAAATCTTTTGAAGCAGGGTGAGAAATCACAAGAGAGTTATTATAATTATGATACTGAAGAATATGAAAGCAATGGAGATTGCGCTTATCGTGGTTATATAAGAGATGATCAGGGTACAGTTATTGATGCCCTTAAGTGTGCCGTTGGTCATATTATTGATGATGATATTTATGATGATCAATTGGAATCACAAACTGTTGATAATACACATGTAATTGACGCTGTAAAACTATCTTGTGAAAACTGGGAGTTTACAGATAACTCATTGGGTATGTTAAAAGTCCTTCAAAGGATTCACGATATGATTGAGCCTGAGAAATGGGAAAGTAATTTCCTTTATGTCAGAAGACAGATTCTAGATGAATTTGATGGTAGATCAATAATGAGTTCAGAATCAGCTACGCCTTATGCTCAGACATTAACAAGGTTTAAAGATCAACTAGATTTGAATGAATATAACTTAGGAAACTATCCTATGTTAGAGCTGTAATTATCATTAGGAAAAACTAATATATCAACAATATTTTTATCATATATAAAAGGGAACAAATGGCATATAGTCCAGAGTCAAGGAAAGTGAAATACGAAAAGAAAAAAGCTTTGATGAAGGTTGATCCTGAAGCTCGTCTTGCGATAAATCGTAAGAGAAATGAATCAAGAAAAACCAGAGTTATCAAGAAATTATCACAAATTGGTTTTGATGTTTCAAAGCTAAATACTGGTATTTGTTGTTATGTTAATTGTGCGACTAAACTAAGTAGGTATAATCAAGACTATTGCTGCGGTTCGCATCAAGCTAAGGTTATGAGAGATGGGTTTAGTCGTATTATGGAATGCGATAACACATACGGATTGGGTTTTAAAAAGGAGGAGTTTTAATGACATTTGAAATGGTTAGAATTGGGTTAGGAATTATCGGTATCTTTATTATGATTTTATTACTAGGGAGTTAAGTTGAAGACAATATTGGCATTAGGAGTTGGCATATTTGCTGGCATTCAGTTTCATATTCATGTGGTTAGAAGAGCAATTGAAAAGCATGATCAATACGGAACTCAATGGAAAGAAGAGTATAAATGGAACAGGGAATAACTAAGACAATGGCTATGGATTTAACCCTTGAAGAATTAGAGAAAGGTGTTGGAACGGTTAAGGGTTTTATTGAGGATATGGAGTATTCCAGGATCGGGATTATTATAAAAGATCACCCTGACTTTGAGCAAATCTATAAGATCCTTGATAACCTCAAAATCCTTGTCCAGCAATGGAAAGAGGATTATCTTGATTAATAGCCAAGAGATGGAATGGGTTATTAGGATACTATCTAAATTAGAAGAGGGCTATGTTGATAGACCAGCATGGCATTATACAGAAGTTAAGAAAATAGTGGAACGAATGAAATTAATCATTGAAAAGGACCAGGTGGCAAAAAATGACTAAGGTTAAATACAAATCTGACGCAGTGCATATGGCTCGCATATTTGTTGCGGGAGTAAAAGCCCTTCAGGATATAGAAACAGGTACGCTTTATTATGATGTTTGTGATGAGTGTGAAATGTTATTAGATGAGAATGAAATGGGGTATGGGCATGAGTGCCAATAGTGTTATGGAATTGTATGGGAACTTCCCTTTGAGTGTTTTAAAAGCTGGGGAAAAGGTTCTGGTTTATTGTAGGAAATGTAATGCAGAATTGGAACTGGATGAGGTTATAGATCATATGGTATCTACGGATGAGAACCCAGGTGGGCATAGTGTTCACTTTACGATTGAGAAGGGATAAGGATATGACTACGGATCTGTTTCTAAAAATGGTTGCCTCATACTTCATGATATTTGGCGGGGTATATCTATTTGTTACTATGTTAAATCTTATAGAGGATTATCTCAGAGAGAAGAGACTGTTGAAGACTCTGAATAGGATTGAATCTAAGGTAGACCAATTACCTGGAGTAGATCAAGATAAGGAAGATGAATGGTGGACAGCTATTAGATAGGGATTAGCCCTTGAATAGCCTACCGTATACCTAAATTGTTGTGAAAAGCGCTCAATAAAGGTGTAGAATCTATTAAATACATAGGTGTTTTATAGTAAAACCATGTAAAATAAGGGAAATATACCCTATTTCCTTAGGATTTTTGTATGCGACATAGAATGAGACCCTATATGACCCCCTATAAAGGTTCTGAATACATTAATGTATATATTCCCCAAAAATTAAATGAACATACTCATCAAAACTTTAGTGTGATATATCACAAGGATATTAGTGAAAGATCATGTCCAAGAATTTGTAATTGAAATCGGGGAATGATTAGGTGTGACTAACAGGTTAGGTATCTACTCTAGTACTAGATACAAATTACAATGATGTAATCCCCAAAAATATAAGTTGGGTAAAAGACCCCTCATAAAGGTAAAGGTTTATCTAAAAGCATAGGTAAGCCTTTACCTTTTTATTTATCTCCAGCGGTGTAAGCTTACAGCGCTGTAATCTTACAGGGTTGTAAGCTTACGCTTCCATAAAGTTAGTATTGAAAATAGGATTAGGATAAAGGTTCTGATTTGGATTAGAAAATACATACTCAATTAGATAAGGAAGTGGTGTAAGTTTACACGGGTGTAATCTTACAAAAATGTAAGATTACACCCGCCCCATAACTTACTGGCATGTAAGCTTACACAAGGGTAAGGTAAAAGAAGCCCGCTGCGAACAGCGGGCTTCTCTTACAGGTCTGTAAGTTTGGGGTTACTTACGCAGTACCTGTGGTGTGCCATCAAGCGACCAGGCAATAGTGACCTTGGTCTTTGCTTGTGCGCCTGCTTGGCGGATGGTTGCCGAGACCCGAGCCTTGTCGGTCTTTGCGGTTGGCTTGGTGACATCCACCTTCATGGATGACACGCGGATGGCTTTGCCCTTGCCCAATTTGGCGATGGCGTTCACCAGTTCTGCGGGTACAGATGACCTGCGCCCACGGGGAATGAAATCCATATCCCCTTCATCAATGAACTCAAAGTCCATAATTTACCTCTCCTGTAAGTTTTCACCGCCTAAGCGGTTGTCATTGCGGTATTGCTTTGACAACACTCAGATTAGTCCAAGCCCTAACCCATTGATACTACCTAACCCCGATAAAACCCTTATCCCATAAGGGCTTTAGTGATATATCAAACCTTTATCAAGGTTTTGATAACTTACAAGCCAATTCAGAAAACTTACACGGGGCTGCCCATAAAGGTGTTCGGTGTAAACTTACATTGGTATTTGGATTAGATAAAGTACATCGGTGTAAACTTACATAAACATACTAAACTTAGCTTACATATGTGTAATCTTACAGCGGGTGTAAGTTTAGCGCAGTCCTAAACTTACACCCGCCCTCAAGCTCCGTGTAAGTTTACGCTCATGTAAGTTTACTAGAGCGTAAGAAAGCGGTAGCCCGAAGGCTACCGCTCCCTTACAGGCGTGTAAGTTAAGTGTAACTTACACGGAAGTAATTCGGGGGTGAATTACTTCTTTACCAATTGTGGAGTGCCATTGGCGCTCCAACGAATTTGCACTTCGCACTTCGCCTGTTTTGCGGCTTGACGGAGTGTTGCACTTACACGAGCCTTGTCGGTCTTGTAAGTTTTGGCAGTTGGGTTAACTTGCATGCCTGTAAGTTTAAGAGCCTTGCCCTTGCCCAACTTTGTCAGAGCGTTCACCAATTCCTGAGGAACGAGACTCTGACGACCACGAGGAACGAATTCCATCGCTGACTCTTCAATTACTTCAAATTCCATTTTCTTGCCTTCCGTTATATCAAGACGGTGTTGCCTTGATAAAAGAAACATTATCGGAACCCAAACACAAATGCAAGGTAATCAAAATGTAACAATGTCGGGAAAGTCAATGCCCATATGAGATATATCACGGGGAATGTTACAGTTTTATTACAGATACCCTTTTCCCTAAACTTACACGATTTTTGCCTAAACTTACACAAACATATCTTAACTTACATATGCGTTAGTTTGCGGGTTTCATAAAGTACATGCGTGTTCTCTTACACAAGTGTTAGTTTTCTCACATCATAAAGATATGCTCAGTTAACTTACAACCATGTACTAAATGTTAACTTACAACGGTGCAAACTTACACAGGTGTAACTTTTGCAAGGCACAAAAGTTACACCTGCCTGTAAACTTACAGCTGTGTAAGTTTAGACAGGCAAAGAAAAACCCCCGCTTTTGGCGGGGGTTTATCTTACTTGCTTGTAAGTTTACTCTCTTTCCATGTACCACGCTAACGCTACTGGCAGGATTATCCATGACCAAAGAATAAGGACACCATAGATTATTTTTAGTATGTTCATTGTTACACTCCTGTAAGTTTAGAATTCATTGTTTATCCTCTAGGTTCATAATGGTAGTAGTCTTCTTCGTACACATCTTCACAGTAACTAGGTGCGATTTCACAACGACTGGTGTTCGGTTCTCGGAAAGTCACAGAAACAAATGCACTTATCCAAAGAATAATAACGAAAATAAGAAATGAATTCTCTTTCAAGGTTTCCTTCCATTGACCTTCTCTGAAAAGCGGGGCATATTTTCTCATATCACTATTTGCCTTTCCGTGTAAGTTTAGAATTCGGTAAGAATATCTTCGGGTAGTTCGTCTGTAATGTCTCGCTCATCGGCATCGTCAATGTCATCGTCTAACACTTGTGCAAAAATTACACTCATGTCAGGATCATCACCGTTGTTGTTTTTGATAGAGCGCAAAATTTTGCCTAGATGCTCAACGCTCTCGGCTTCATACAGAAAACTATCTGCCCATTCTGCATCGCCTTGCTCAAACTGCCAGGATACTTCGTAAGTGTTCATTGTAAGTTTTCTCCCGTGTTAGTTTTGGGTCTCGCCCAAAGTTGATGAATATGAATGTTCGCTATCTTCAATTTGTGTCGTGGTGTTCAGTATCCCGCAATATTTACAAGTTGCGTGTATTTGAGTGATCGTATATTTCCCGTGTTGTGTCTCGGTTGTATCTGTACCAATGAACATATATTCATGCGGTAGATCATCTCGGTAATTTATGCGGTTCCTAATCTTACAGGTTAGATAGGACATGGTGTAAGTTTTGCCTTTCGTTTAGGTGCGACTTGTTTCGCTACGCTCAACCCTACCCCATACCTAACCCAATTGCAAGCATTATTTTTGGGCTAATTTGACCCTGTTCCAGACCCTGTGTAAGTTATCCACGAAATACATTCTCATAAAGTTACATAGCTGTAAACTTACATAGAAAATGTACACTAAACATAAAGGTACAACGGTGTAAACTTACATGGGCGTAAGGTTGTTAGCGAAGCACCTTACGCCCACCCAGAAGGTTCCCTGGGAGCCCCTCATAAAGTTTCATCCGTGTAATCTTACACGGCTGTAAGGCTCTCCTGATGCGTCTGGTGAGTTTTTGGGTTTGGGTTTGGTGTAAGTTTTGTGTCATTTTTTGGGTTATTTTGTAACCAAATTGTCATCAAATTGTAACGCTATTTTTGAGTTGTTTTGTCATATTGGGTGTAGTCTTACATCAGTGACCAACGGGGTCACACTTACAGAAAGGCAAGGACATGGCAACAAAGCAAACGCCAAAGCAACGGGCTAGTGCGCTCATTGCAAAGATGGCAAAGCACAATACAAAGGCAAGCAAAGCAAGGGTAAGACAGTATGCAGACCATACAGAACTTGCAATTGCAATGTACAAGGCATACGACATGCCAAAACTTCCACTAGGTGACAATGCTCGCATGCATGCGCTCACTCATGGCGTAAGTGTTTTGCAGTATGAAGTATGCGCTCGCAAGTCAAAACTAAATGACAAAGGCGTTATGCGCCCAGAGTTGGCAGTGCTTGCAATTATGCTCTCACTTGTAGAGTTTGATGCAAAACTTGCAAATGTTGGGTATGCACGATATGCCGTAAATGGTACAACACTTGCAAGTGATGAGAGTAACCCAGACGCTTACAAAGTTTTGTTGTATCGCAAGTAAACAAAACAAAAAGCAAAAAGGTACGGGGCAGAGATGCCCCGTATTTTTTTTGTATGCACTGTTGCATAAAGACAACACTGCCGTTGCGAATTGGTAACACAAGTGTTGCGATAAAGCAACATTGCAATTACTTTCATGTACTAAAAATGGTACATAGTGTTGCATTTATGCAACGGGTGTGATCTCCTACCTTCGTGGGGAGCTCCACACCCGCCTGAAAACTTACATGGATGTAAGTTCCTTCCTTGTAAACTTACACTCATGTAAAAGCATCATAAAAACATTCACTAAAGATACGGAGTGTACCGTCTATGGTGGGCATGGTGTAAAGGAGAGAACCCCCCGATTTCTCAGGGGGTTCTTTTTGGATGGAGATTATTTTCTATTGTTTAGTTCTAACCATGTCCTAGACATTGTTACATCCTTCACCGCTTTATTGTAACCAATCTCGTATGCGAACCATACGACTACTGATGTAACCATGATAAACATGGTGAACATACCGAACCAATTCATACGAGACCCCATACTTGTAGCCATGTCTGCATAATGATTTCAGCCTGTGCCTCATTGATACATGGCATGGTGAATAGGTGACTGTCTGAACTATCACCCGTTGGGCTGGCGACCCATATGGTGAGGATATGTCCTGTCTGTACTACCGCTACGGGCATTCCCTTCATTCGGATATTTGGTCTTGTCTGTGTATTCATTGGTATTCTCCTTGTTGTTGGTTGTTTATAAAGGTGCTGTAATCATTCACTAAAGAGACCGTATGGGGGCTCTATGGTTGGGAGGGGGTTTTGGGGAGAGGATTTCTCCCCTCCCCAACGGACTACATCTTGAAGATGTAAACCGCATTCACCATGAGGTGGTCGGGTTCGGTTTCGGCGGTATGGCTATCCAATACCCGAACATATCCGATTTTTTCGGCATAGGTGCTGATTGGTGCTAGCGGTGCTAATTTCTCCCGAAGGATATTTTCAGGGCGGGTATTTACCCGTTCCGCAATGGTATTCACGAAAACTATCGGAGCACCATTATCGGAGCACCAACGCCTACGGGCTTCACCATTCCAACGCTCCATAGCGTGAGGGCAAGATTTTTTACCCTTAGCGGTAGCGTCTATGAGGTTCCAAAATAATTCCATTTTGTGGATTTTGGTTTTACCGTTGCCTAGTTGCTCCACTACTTGCGTAGCGATTGGTCGGCATTGGTTTTTACCTGCCTCAATGTTATTTTTTTCTACCGCCTTAGCGGTGCTAATTGCTCTAGTTGCCATGTCCTTATCTCCTATCGGGAATCGTTCGTTCATCCCGATAACTAAAGCATAGTCCAATGGCTAACCAATTCAAGCACCCAATCTATGACTCAATCCTATAAAAGCCTTATTCCATAAGGCTTAGATAATGACCGAAAAAAAATCCGCATAATGACCGAAAAAAAATCCGCATAATGACCAATTTCGGACTAGACCCATTGACCCTCCCGAACACAGGTTCGCCCACCCCTCCTGAGAGATGCATAACACTCTTGGAATATATACTCAATTTTTCTAAAAAATGGCGTGGGCGGGATTCGGGCATGGGCGGGTTTAAAATGCGGGAGAATAGAAAAGAGACCGCTTTGCGGGCGGTCTCTCTTTCTTCTCAGTGTGTTAACTATAACGGTCCTAAGATAGCGAAATTCGTTCTGCTCTGGTGATAGTGCAGATCACGATTGCCGCTTGACACTTTTAGGGTGCCAAGGAAATTATATCACATTGTAGATATTTTTAGAGAGCTACTTTTTAGAGTTGCGGTAGAATCCACTGCCTTTGAGTTCTATCATCGGCGGGGAATAGATTTGTTTTAGCGTAGCGTTGCATTCGGGGCAAACATCTATCTTCCTATCTTCCAGAATGGATCTAAACTCTTCATGAGTGTGTCCATTAGAACAGCGATAGTTGTATTGTGGCATGTTCCCATTATAGCGTAAGGATGGTATACTTCCTATTGTGAGAGTTTGGATTGATCAAGACTTATGTACTGGAGATGGTCTGTGCGCCGAGATAGCACCCGATGTGTTTACGATGATGCCCGATGGTTTGGCGTATGTACGAGAAGGAGACAAAATATTTGCCTCCTCTGTGGGAAACCCCGAAGGCGCAGCTGGCTTAGCTTCTTTCGCTGATGATCGGTTGGAAGATGTCATTGAAGCCGCCGAGGAATGCCCTGGCGAATGTATTTTCATTGAACCTTAAACTCACAAACAAAAGCAGGCAAGGTTTGGTTGTTAGTACTTTCGGAGCCACTAATGATAAAATTGAGTGTGCGTAACGATTATGAGATGTGGTCAATTGCTGAACATGACCACCTCTGGGTGTTTGATAAGCTCATTGTAGCAAGGAGAGCTGGTCATCTGTGCGGACCACGAGGTATGCCCGTTCCCAAACCCGATTTTTATATGGTGAGACCCATCTCTAACTTTGAGGGTATGGGGATTGGAGCTCGCAAGGTCTGGCTGGATTATTGCACCTTGGATCTGCATCCTGGAGAGTTCTGGTGTGAGTTCTTCACGGGGGATCACATTAGCGTTGATTACCACCTGTACAAGCCTGTGTTGACTGTTAAAGGTACTCCACACCCGAATGCACCTCATTCAAAATTTATAAAATGGGAGAAGTTAGAAATATCTATTCCGCAACCTGCGATGTTGGGTAAGATACCACTCTTTTACAAAACAATCAACTGTGAATTTATCGGGGGTAAGTTAATTGAGATACATCTACGAGGCAATCCTGACTTTGTGTACGGTAATAATATTGCAATACCCGTGTGGGAAGGAGAAGAGATTAACCCTCCACAATCAATGAGGTTTGTTAAAGCTGAAGATACCAATAGGCTTGGGTTTTATATAGATAGTTAATCATGATATAATATTACATGTACGAATATAGAATTAAGAAAGTTTTGAAAGTTGTTGACGGAGATACCATTGATGTGGATATTGATCTGGGGTTTAATATCTCCTACACCCAAAGAGTTAGACTGGCGGGAATTGATACCCCTGAATCTCGCACAAAAGACGCACGAGAGAAGGCATTGGGGCTTGAGGTAAAAGACAAGCTGAAGAAAGCAATTGACGCTGCCAAAGATGTAGTCGTGAAGACCGAACTCCCTGATAGCTCCGAAAAGTACGGGCGCATCTTGGGTTGGGTATACCTTGATGGATCTGCCAAGTCAATCAATGAACAACTCATTGATGAGGGTTATGCTTGGGGATACATGGGCGAAACCAAGATCAAAGACTTTGACGCTTTGCTCGCTAAGCGAGAATCCTTTTCCAAGAAGAAGTAGTCACTCGTCAAAAGACTTGCGAAAACGATCTTCATGAAAGCGGTCTTGGAAAAGCCTATATCTCATAAGCTTTTGCTGACGATGCCTTTGGCTTAGTCCGATTTTTGCCACCCACCCCAATAAGATTATTCCAAGAATGTAGTATGCCATATCCGCTAAGAATAGCAGGCATAATTCAAATAACCACCATATCCAAAAAAAATAATTCATCTGTATGTTTGGAAGTCAATATTGACAACCAACCTAAACGGAGAGCGAACGGGATTTGAAGCGGCATGGATGTTGCTACCGTCAAAGATGATAGCTCGCCCTGGCTTTGGATATACGGTGTCTTGGAGCTCGTGTGCTTCGTTAAAAAAGTAAGTTGGTCCATCTGAGTCATTTATGTAATATAGAAGAACTTTGTGGTCAACGGGCTCGCCATTGTCGTACTCTAAATCAACATGAGGAACTTGGGGCTCGTAGTGCATCATTGGAGGGTAAGGGGATGTAACATTTACCTTAGCCCGCAATAGGTTGATATTTCCAAACTTATCTGCTAGATTACCTACAAGCTTCTGAATTGCTGGAAGGTGAGTTGAGGCAATGTCTGATTCCGACTCATACAGGTGATGAGACATCTGCATTGGTGCATGTGACCACTTACTATCTTCATGGTAAATATGGCTGCGGTAGAAGCGGTAAGGAACTTTAGGGTTAGTGAAGTAATCGTAAAGATACGACTGTTCCTCTATAGATACATAGTTGTCAATAATAAACATGGCTGGCGAGGTAGGGTTTGAACCTACGACCCAGGGATTAACAGTCCCTTGCTCTGCCAACTGAGCTACTCGCCATTGTGCTATTTACTTTAGCAGCAAAATAGCAATTGTAATTGCATGAAGCGTAAAATAAATTGCGTGTGTAATTTTATCCTGTTTTGACATATTTCCTCCTAGAGCCCCCTCTCGGACTTGAACCGAGGACCGCTTCATTACAAGTGAAGTGCTCTACCACTGAGCTAAAGGGGCGTTATTATAGCAATATCATAATACAGCATGGTATCATGTATGTATGATTCAACACACAATTTTTAGAGATTGTATTTGGGAAGACACATTGGATGGTTTAGATTATTCTGCACTGGTAGATAGAACTCATCAAATTAAAAATAATGAAAATATAAATACACAAAAAAGCAATCGTGGTGGTTGGCAGAGCTCTGGGATATTAGAAGATGAGTCATTTAAAGAATGCTTTTCTTTAATCCAAAAAAAAATTAATGATGTAATTAAAGATTATGGGTTCCATCAAAATGTATCAGCTGATCTGAGTTATGCTTGGGCTAATATTAATAATAAAGGTGATTACAACACAGGGCATCTTCATGCTCATTCAATGATATCTGGTGTTCTGTATTTGAAAGCGCATGGCGCAGATCAAGGATTAATTGGCTTTGACTATGCTAGTAGTTCTGAAATTAAAGGATATCACTATCCATACGAAGCTATCAATGATTTTAATGACCTTAACTCCAATACATTCTTTGCAGAGCCAATTACTGGAAGACTACTTCTGTTTCCTGGTTGGCAGAAACACTTTGTTTTGCCAAATAAAACAGATGAAGAAAGAGTTTCAATCTCTTTTAATTCAATGCTTAAAAATAATTAATATTCAAAGTAATTCTTGAATCAGTCACTCCAGGGTGTGAGGATGAGTGATACTGATTTGCGTCAAAAATAATAGCATCGCCTTGACTTGCTTTATTAATATTTTGTGTATTTAAAAACACATCTTTATCATCTGTGTGTTTTTTATCGTACACAACTGTTGGACCATCTGAGTCATGAACATAGTAAACAAGTGCTTTAATATTGTCATTTGTATAATCAATATGAGGTCTTTCCACAACGGGTTTATCAGATATTGATGTATGAAGTCTTAACGCAGCTCTGACCAAAGTAAATGGTCTATCTATGTGTAAAGCAATTGCGTTTAAAACAGGTATGAACAATTCAAAAAATTCAGATGTAGGTTTTGCATCGTAATACAAGATATGAGAAAACGCATAACTGGTTTGATAATTTAAATTTTTTATAATGAAATTTTTTTCATCAACACTTGGTGCCGATGCAATTCTAGAATTGTAACACCAAGGAAAATCCATTGACTCAGTAACATTTTTAATTTTTAACTGTTGCTCAATTGGTATTAAATTATTAACAATATCAATCATGACTTCTACACTATCAATTTACTTGATAAAGCATACTTTACAATACCATAGTCTGGATGAGCAATATCTGCATCTATTAAAGTGTAGTCATACAGTATATTATCAATTCTTCTTCTGTTATATGCTGAGTGATATTCAATCAAATAAACATCTGGTTTGATAACCATGTTTTCTAGTATCTCAATCTCAGCACCTTCGGTATCAATTTTCACAATGTTTGCTTTTGGCAGCAAGCTTGCTGCTATAACAGAAACATCTTCGCCTTCTTCAATCTGCTCAGCGCCGTGTTGAAAACTGCACTCACCAACATTATGAGCTCCATAATACATTCTTCTTTGTTCTGTTTTTGAACCTATTGCAAGATTCATAACCATGATATTTTCAAGATCTTTTGTGTTTGTTTTTAAATACTCAAAATTTTTTTTAATTGGTTCATATGAATAGATTTTTGAATTAACCCAACGCTTTTTAGCCCATAAACAAAAACCACCAACATTACCACCGATATCTAGAATTACTGGATTTGGATTTTCATATGGAACATCATATTCACCATCAAATATTTTTTGAATATGCTTAGCCATATTGTCTGGAATTTGCATCACTTCTTACCCTTCACCTGTTTTTTCACCACTTTCTTCACAATTTTTTTCTGAACTCTCGGCTTAGGCATATCAGGAACTGGCATCCACTTACCCATTGATTCAGCAAGACTGTCAATAATTCTTTCACACTCGTAATCAATCAAAGATGTCACCATTTTATGGACAGCCTTACTTTTCTGGTCATCTGAATCTGGTTTTAGCATTTCATTAACAGCTTCTTCAATTACTGCCATATGACAATGTAGTAACTCATGAACGATTGTTGCACGAACATCTTCTGGTGTATCTTTCCTGAAGTCTTTGTGTAAATACATTTTTGCAAGATGTTGACCATGAACAACCTCTGTTTCTCCAAGTGCATCTGGGCTGCAAGGCTTTGCTTGCACAAGAATTGTCCAGTGAGATAACCCCATCATATTCTTAAGCTTGTTTACATAGCGAATAACCCAGGCATCCATCTCTTCAACTTTCGCAGGCTGTCTTGCCATTTTATATACCACAGTTGTCCTGTACAGCTTTTCTTTCTTCATCATCTGCAAATAGGCGAACAGCGTAGATACATGGATCCCCGCCCTCTTCCCACTCCACATCCTCATCATGCGTGGTTGGAACACCATCATGTGTTGAACACACTGGTCTACTGATCCAGCCATTATCTATTCCAGTAGTAATCCATTGCTCAAAATTTACTTCCATTGTTCCAAAAAATGGATTAAAATTTTTTTCTGGGTCATTAAAATTATCTGTCATTTTTCCTCCATACAAAAGCGTTTCTTAAATAAACAATACTATATGCAAATGATCCAAGTATGAAACCATATTGCTTTGTGATTACTGCGTAGTATGTCCAGCAACACTCTACACAGATCATCCACAGGAAAGCTTCCCATTTTTTCTTACCAATGAAAAACATCCCTACAATTCCCATAGCTGCTAACAACCATGACCACGCCTGATTACTCACGGAGTTTCCATTGGTAGAAGAAACTCTCCACGAATCCACATCAATGCAATCGCAGCATAACCGCCAATATCAAGCAATGTGTCATAAACGCTTTCATCTGAGACTGCATTAGCAACTCCTTTTGGTTTTGATAAAAGATTTTCTAATCTTGCAACTTTATCATGCAATCTGATTGTCAAGCCATTAAGACCAAATCTTTCAATATTTTTTGGACCATAATCTTTTTGTTTTTTAATTAAAGTAGATATAAGCATTTCTTTATCTAAAGAGATACCATTTATCTTACAGTAATGCAAAGCGGCAGCACCAATCATTGACCACAGCCAGCTATGGTACTGCCGACAATACATTAACTTATCTTCATTGCTATCTTTGTAATAATGCGGATCACTTTCCCATGTCTTATTGTCAATGCACCAATCAATAATGTTTTTAATATTACTAATATGATCGCCTGACAAATTAATATTTAAATTATCCCAGTAGAAATTACTCATCCGTGATTTCCAAGAGGTACCACATTCAGTAGTCATGCCAGTTATATCAAACCTGTCTACGAACCAAAACAAATCTTTTACGGCTTCTTCCGCACAGAATTCCCATGATTTCATATTTCGCACAACTACCAATTTTTCCATAATTAGCTATTTGCTCGCTCAACCTTTGGATCTACAATTTCAAAATGTCCACGCTTTACCTTCTTGAAGTAAGAACGATTTGCATTGTAGAAGTTGTAAAAAGTTGGAAGTGAGATTTCTACATCTGTTGCAAGCTGCACAGGTGTAATAACCTTACCAACATTTCCACTAAGGAAACTAACGATATTATCTTGCTTTGACTTTCTTCCACTCACTTGATTTACCACCTTTTCTTTGAACTTAAAAAGCTCAGCGTATGTTGAATATGATTTTTCATCAATGTTGTAATACTTGATGGTCTTTGATGGAGACCAACCTTTATAATGACCGTAAATAACAGAAGCGGCTTCTCTGTGGTCTGAGACTGGGATCAAGCCAATAAGCTTGTCAAAAATTACACTGAACTCTTTTGTTGCAGTAAATCCAGAATCTTCTTCGTTGATGTTTTCTTCTGACATGTATAGCCTTTCTCTAGGTATGAAGAGACTATCATTTTTAGAAAACAAAATCAACGGGATAAATGATTATTTTAAAAATAAAAACGGGCATCCTCACACATTTATAATAACCTTTCGGAATACTATAAACCTGAAGATGCCCGTTTAAATTTATTTTTTAGTTGATACTTTTTTAACAGCTTTAGTTGTTACTGGCTTTGTTTCTTGTTTTGGATTGTGTGATTCAATGTGTTTATCAAGTTTGTTTTCTACAACCTCAACATCATTATGAAGATCCATTAGTAAAGAAGCGACTACGCCATGATCGTTTTTGTTTTCCACTCTTCCTTTTTGTACCAAAGCTACCAGGATTCCCCCGACAGCAGCAATTAGAGCAACAGTTACGGCTTCCATCAACCCTCACTATTATGCAAGCAGAAAGCTTGCAATATCCTCTACTGACATATCAAACTTACCAAACTCTTCTTCAAAAGAAGAGAGTGCCGTAACAAGATCGCTCTTCTTAACTGTTTTTGGGTCAAGAGGGACTTCTTTTGTGCCTGATGTCTTTCCAGCACCAGATGTTGGTGTTGATGCAGAACCAGCTGTTGGGACTGAACTTACCTTCTTTTCTGGATCAAGAGGAACTTCATTAATCATTCCCTTGATAATATCAACTTGCGAATTATGCCATGCGGCAGCCTTAATGTGATCTTGCATTTGTTCTGCGGCAGTTTTTGCAGCAGTTTCGTGCCAAGACTTCATTGAGTTGTGGTCAGAGACCATTTTCTTCATATTGTCTTTCATATATTCTCCTTGTATTAAAGATATACTAACTAGCATATCATAGTAAATTTTTTATAACCTCATCAGCAATGCTGATTCCGACATTTTTATCCATTTCTTCTTCCATGTCATCATCCCCTTCTGGAGTTACGACTCCATCTGGAATAATGGCAAATCTGCACATTCCTTCATCTTCAACTTTTTGGGCAATTATCATGCACACTCCATTTTTTTCATACAAAACGCAGTTTGCACACTTTACACCAATATCTTTAACATCATTTTCTTCTGCACTTTCATAGCCAGCCCAAATGCCAGTTTCGTCTTCATTAAACTTTCCAAATTTCCTGGCAATTGTTACTAAGGCATCAGCAAGAGCTGCCTCTTCTTCTGCAAGATCTTCAGCAATTTTTGAAATATCAAACGCTTTACTCACTGTTCTATAACCTCCACCTCTTTTTTTATACTCACGAACCAACCAAGCATTTGCATAGGCAGATGGGTAAACATCAAACTTAGCTTTCGCTTCAGCTTTAACCCTTGCATATAGCGCTGGGTTGGTTGGAACATTTCTTGTTGCTTTTTCTACATCTGTTGAAACATTAATTGGTTTCTTGTCCTCTCTAGTTTCAGTAGACTCAGCTCTTCGTTTTCTCTGCACTGCAGAACGAATCTGCTCTGGTGTCATTCTTGCTGCTCTTGAGGCAGGGACACATTTTGGGTACTTACCAGACTCTGCGTCTGCACGACCACATGGCTCAAATCCACCACCAGCTTTTGGTCTTGAAATATCAACCCATTTTTCTTTAAACCATTCTTTCAATGATTTAATTGCGTATTCAATTTCCTCTTCTGACAGAGTATTTTCAGGGTTGTTATTTACTGACATAATCTACAATTTTACCATGCTATTCATAAATGCTCACAACATCAGCCTGCTCCCAGCGCTGGACTGGGATTTGTACCCTCCAGAAGTAAGCGGCAGCATCTTCGGATGAGTATACGATTCTTGCATATGCTTTCTTAGCACCTTCGTCATAAACAGGGCATTTAGCATAAGAGCAAAAATAAAGAGCTTTATATTGATATCTATCTTCATGCCAATGCACTGCATTAACAACAACTAGATTTTTATTACAGTATGGACATGTTCTTGTCGGATACGGGAAGTCTTTAATTATCTGTCCCAAAATCATATCTATCTTCTCCATTTTCATTAAATATTTTTTTTCTTAAAATATATGTAATGATTTCATCAACTTTGTTTCTTGCTATTTCTATGCCATCCATCAAAGAGTTAAGTTCATCAATTGTCATTTCATATTTATCTTCTGGAGACATTATAACAAATGCTGGTACATAACTATCTTCAAAAGGCACAGCCTTAATTATAATCTGGAGAGACTCAATATCTTCTAGATTAATATCAGAGTTAAAACTAGTTATTCTCATTTACGCTTATTTCTATTAACTGTATTTGGTGGAGGTAGTGTTTTAGCTTTATCGTTATTAGTTTTATCTAATGGTTTAGCAAACCTAATCCATTGGTAAATAAGCATAAGTATAATGCTTGTTTGAAAAGTAATGCTTTCATTAAGTAGCTTGTCCGCAGAGTATTTTACTCCAAGAGCGGATATAGTTAACCAGATTGCCCAGAATATAAAATTTGACATGTAGAGAGCATATCAGAAAAATTAAAAAAAAATCATTTGCGCAAACTTTTTCTCAGAATTCATGATATGCTTCGCATGCGGGCATGCGGGTAAACCTAGCATACTAATATACTTATAAACTATATATACTTATATACTTGGTATACTAAGCATACGGACACTATGTTCCAAATGGAAAAGGTGATAAGGTAGAAGTATGCAGATCATTGCTATTGTTGAGTCGGATGATTATGGTCCTGCTGCAATTATTGACCCCGACCACATCAGTGTGGTCAAGTTTGACGACTTCTATCTTGCAGCAACTAGGTGTGTTTTTACTAACATGCCAATTAGTGTGGAAATATCTGAAGAAACAGCCAACGAGCTGATCCAAAAAGGTGTAAAATGTTTGTCTATGTCATCAGACAAAACTGTTCTGGAGAATGAAAAAGAGTAACACCTTTAATGAAAAAAATTAGCTGGTTTAGTTTAAATCATATGGATGCATCTGGTGACACTTGGTATAGCCAGGGTTACTACAACGCTGCCCTTTCTACAATCAAAGCTTTGCAGGAAAAAGAATGCGCTGTCTTTTACACAAGAGAAGACATCCCATATCACATTAACTTCTGCCCCCCAACTTATTACCAGATGAAGTCAAAATACAATATTGGTTACACCCCCTGGGAATCAACCAAGATCCCTCCACACTGGATTGACAACATGCGCAAGTGCGATGAAGTCTGGGCTACATCTGATTTCATCAGAGATATTTATATTAAACATAATGTTAATGCAAATGTATTTACTATTCCTCACGGTATCTCTCCAGAATTTTCTATACTTGAAAGAGAGCTAACTGGTAAGTTTAACTTCTTACATGTTGGTGGAGATTCAAAAAGAAAAAACGCACAAATGGTTGTTGATGCTTTTCTTGAGCTATATGATGGCAATGAGGATTTTCAACTTGTTCTAAAGTATAACAAGTTCTGCTATGCAGAATGTTATGTTAACGATCAACTTGTACCAGCTTATAATCATCCTCAAATCCTTGGAATCCCAGATAATTTTAGTACAGAGGATTTAGTATCTTTGTATCACAAATGTCATTGTATGGTTTATCCAACAATGGGTGAAGGTTTTGGAATGATTCCTTTTGAAGCAATTGCAACTGGTCTACCAACAATTGTCACAAACCTAACTGGTTGTGCTGATTTTGCAAAATACGGTATTCCTCTTGAGGCTAGTTTTGTAAAAGCTGATTGGCAAGATCATCTCTATGATTGTGACACTGGAGAATGGGCAAGCCCAAATTTCCAACAACTCCTTGACTTAATGGAGAATGTTGTAAATGAGTATGATGACTTTAAAAAGTATGCTCTTAAATCAGCAAGGATTATTCACTCTGAGTGGTCTTGGTCATCGGTTGCTGATAAAATTTTGAATCGTTTTGATTTTTATCAAAATTCTTTGTCGTAGTCCTAAGTACTAATCTTTGACTCTGCTATGCTCAGCGTCTAAACTAGTTGTTCTTACTTTTGGAGGTATGTAGATGTCGCTGTTGTCAAATGATTTTATTGCTAGTTATGGTTCAAAGACCCCGCCTTGGGGTTTTGGTGGACTTGGAGAGGTTGTGTTCCTTAGGACATACAGTCGCAAGATTGAAGGAACTGACTCAACAGAGTCTTGGGTTCAAACTATAAAAAGAATTATTGATGGCGCTATTGAAATCGGAGTTCCTTTCTCTCAGGAAGAAGCAGAGAAACTATTTGATCACATGTTTAATCTTAGGTGCTCAGTCTCTGGCAGAGCCCTCTGGCAGCTCGGTACACCTCTTGTAAGTAAGTTTTCTGGAACTTCACTTAACAATTGTTTTTATACAAACATTGAAAAGATTGAAGACTTTGAACTCTTGTTTGATTACTTGATGCTTGGTGGTGGTGTTGGCTTTTCTGTTGAGCGCTCAAAGATTCATGATCTGCCAAAGATTAAAAAAGTCAATTACATTACAGCAGAAAGAACAGCAGATGCTGACTTCATTGTTCCAGACTCAAGACAGGGCTGGAGAGAACTTCTCCACAAGGTTCTTGAATCTTATTTTGTTACTGGAAAATCCTTTACATACTCAACAATTCTTATTCGTGAGTATGGAGCACCACTAAAGACATTTGGTGGTATTGCCTCTGGTCCAGGAGCTCTCGTAGAGGGTCTTGTTGATATTGGCAAAGTTCTTGATAATCGTGTTGGGAAAAAACTTCGTTCAATTGATGTGTTGGATATTTGCAACATCATTGGTCGTATCGTAATTTCTGGCTCTTCACGCCGTTCAGCACAGATTGCTATTGGCGATCCTGATGACATGCTATTCCTTCGTGCAAAAAACTGGGGAAGCGGTAATGTTCCAGCTTGGAGATCAAATAGCAATAACAGTATTTACGCAGACTCCTATGATGAAATTGTTCCAGAATTCTGGAAGGGTTATGACGGGACTGGTGAACCATACGGTTTGCTAAACAGAAAGATGGCAAGAACATATGGAAGATTGGGTGAGAAGTCACCAGATCCAACAGTTGAAGGATTTAATCCATGCGCAGAAATTGCGTTATCAGATGGTGAATCTTGTAACCTCTCTACAATCTTTTTGCCAAACATTGAGTCATTGGCTCAAATGCTTGAGATTTCAAGACTCCTGTATATGGTTCAAAAACAAATTACAAGGCTTTCATATCCATACGAGAAGACAAACACTATTGTTCACAAGAATGGTCGCCTCGGTCAATCTGTGACTGGTATTCTTCAGGCAACAGAAAAGCAAGTTGGATGGCTTGATGAGGCTTATGTATATCTTAAGAGCTTTGATAAGGCTTACAGTGAAGATCACGGCTGGAATCCTTCGGTCAGACTTACCACTGTCCAGCCATCTGGAACACTTTCGCTTTTGCCAGGTGTGACACCAGGTATCCACCCAGCATTTGCTAATTTCTATACAAGAAGAGTTCGTTTTAGCTCTGTTGATCCACTAGTGGATGCCTGTCGTAAGCGTGGGTACAAGGTTGTTTGGGATATTGGGCTAGATGGTCGTGAAGATCATACTCGCTATGTTGTTGAGTTCCCATGCAAATCACCAGAAGGTGCTGTGTTAGCCGCAAATATGACTGCAATAGACCAGCTTGAATGGGTAAAGAAGATGCAGACTGAGTGGGCTGACAATGCTGTTTCTGTAACAGTGTATTATCGTAAAGAAGAATTACCAGCCATTCAGGACTGGTTGTCTAAGAACTACGATAAGAGCGTTAAGTCTGTTTCATTCCTTTTGCATGTTGATCATAACTTCCCGCTTCCTCCGTATGAAGAAATTACCGAGGAAGAGTACAACAAGTCGGTTGCAAAACTAGACTTTTCAATCCCGCTTCAACAGAATTCTAGCGATCTAATGATTGATATGGATGATTGTGCAACGGGTGCATGTCCGATACGCTGATATCTGAACACAGCTGTGCTGTTTTTGATTAAAACTAGTGTATAATTAAACTTATGTCGTCAGATATGATCAAAGATAAAAATATTTGGATTCCAGAGCGCTCTTACGGAGTGTGCGTATACTTTACGGCTGAAGGTGAAGCGTTGTCGGATGGCGATGGTGTCCTTTCAGCAGAGGGTGTCATGTATGACTTAAGCATTGAGAAAAGAGTTCTTGATGCTGGTAAGTACTGGTCTGGCGATGATGATGGACATGTTAGATGGATTGCTGGAGGTAGGAAAATTTCTGCCGCAGAAAGAGATGATCAAACAGAAAGATTGGCTAACGGATTTGTAGCTGATCCATTTGAAGATATGTTTGATGAACACTTTGATAATAGGAGACAGAATGGATAAGAAAATGGAACTCGTACAAGATGATTTCATTGAAAATGAAATAGATGATATTTCATATATGGGGTTTACATCAAAATCTGAAGATTCAGATCCTTTTTCTTTTGTAAAGATTTCATCTCTTTCTCCAAAAATGAAACGCAAAGCGATGCGTCTGCAAAAAAAACATGAGGGAGAAGATGGTACTAAGTCAAAATATGTTGACCCAGAAATTGTAAGTGGATATTCACTTTACGACATTGTAAATCCCCCATACGATTTAGACACACTCGCTGGTCTGTATGACCAAAGTGCAATTCACTATGCAGCAATTAATGCTCGTGTTATGAACACCGTTGGTCTCGGATATGAATTTGTAGAAACGCTTAAAGCTAAAAGAAAGATTGAAAAAGCTCAAGGTAGTGAAGAAAAACTTACAAGACTAAGGCAACAGTATCAGGATCTCAAAGAGAATCTTGATGAAACATTTGAAAACTTAAATATTGAAGAGACTTTGATTGAAACCTTAGTCCGTGTATGGCAAGATGTCTTAACTGTTGGTAATGGCTATCTTGAAATTGGTCGCAACAACGCTGGTCAGATTGGTTATATTGGTCATGTTCCAGCAACGCTTGTCCGTGTCCGTAGAAAGCGTGATGGATATGTCCAGATTGCAAAAACAAATAAAATTCAAGCAGTATTCTTTAGGCAGTTTCAGGATAAAGAAACTCCTGATCCAATCAATAATGATCCAAAGCCGAATGAGCTAATTCATTTTAAAATCTATTCACCTAACAATACATATTATGGAATTCCATCAGCAGTTTCTGCTGCTGCAGCAATTGTTGGTGATAAGTTTGCAAAAGAATACAACATTGATTATTTTGAAAATAAAGCAATACCTCGTTATGCAATTCTTATTAAGGGTGCAAAACTTAGCAATAAATCAAAGCAAGAATTGATTAACTATTTTAGAAATGAAGTTAAGGGTCGTAATCACGGAACACTGGTAATTCCAATTCCTGCTAATCTTGGAACAGATACTGATATTAAGTTTGAAAAACTTGAAGCTGGCATTCAAGATTCTTCTTTTGATAAATATCGCAAATCAAATCGTGATGAAATTCTTGTTGCGAACAGAGTCCCTGCGCCAAAAGTTGGTGTTTATGACAACGCAAACTTGGCTGTATCAAGAGATGCTGATAAGAGCTTCAAGATGCAAGTGATCGGTCCAGATCAATCAATTATTGAAAAGAAACTAAACAGGCTTATTGCCGAGTTTACTGACTTGATGGCAATTCGTTTGAAGAAGATTGACCTTGTTGATGAAGATATTCAGTCAAGAATTAATGATAGATATCTACGCACAGAAGTTATTACCCCTAACGAGGTTAGAGGTCAAATCGGTTTGCCAGAGCGATACAATGGAGATGAGGTTTTGCCTTTCCCAACAAATGTTAAAAAAGAGCAAAATGCTGCTGGTAACTCCAGCGTGGGGGCTCCTCCAGGAAACGACAATAATTCTGCTTCTGATCCACCTAAGTCACCGACTGGTGATGGAGCAACAAGTAATCCAGTGGCAGATGGGGCTCAAGCAGAGCGTGGTCAAAATCAAGATTCTGGAGTGAACAACGATTCAACCAGTAAATTTATTCAAGGAGAATACAATGAGTGAAAGTAGTTTGGTATATTCAAACAAAAATTTAGTAACAGCTGATGGTGTTGTAAATATTGGACAACACACAAGTGAGTTGTATGTTTATAATAAAGGGGCGAGTGATGTTGACATTAAGCTTAATGGGCAATATACAATCCTTCTTCCAGCAGAGTCTACGGAATACATAGAAATTGATGGCGATTATACAACCATTCAGGTAGTTACCGCCTCTTCCGCTGTAGCAGTTTTTGCACTAGGCTGATTTGCAATATTGTTAAAAACAATATATGCTGGTAGGCTACGAGGGCTAAATGTCGGATTTTAATATTTCATTCCCAATTGATATGATTAAGCGGGAACAAAGGATTGTTGTTGGTATTGCTACCGCAGACAATATTGATAAAGCTGGTGATATTGTTGACTTTGAGGCATCCAAAGAGGCTTTTGCAAACTGGGGCGGGAACATTAGAGAAATGCATGCCCCTATTGCCGTAGGCAAGGCTGTTAAATATGAGCCAGTTGTTATTACTGGCGCTGATGGAACATCATACAATGCCGTTAAGGTAGAAGCTTATATTTCAAAGGGCGCTGAAGACACCTGGCAGAAAGTTCTTGACGGAACCCTTCGTTCTTTCTCAATTGGCGGCAAGGTAATTGAGAAATCAGAATCAGCCGATAAGATGTTTCGTGGTAAGCCAGTAAATATTATTAAAAAATATGTTCTTGGTGAACTGAGCCTTGTAGATAACCCAGCAAATGCTTTAGCGATTATTGATATTATCAAAATGAACGATGAGGGGTTGTTTAAATACGCTCTTGATTGCGATCTTGATTGTCAATTGGCAAAAGCAAAGCAACCCCTCAAGGATCCAAAGGGTGGTCTCACAGCGGCTGGCAGAAGACACTTCAAAGAAACAGAAGGGGCAAATCTAAAGCCAGGTGTTCGTGGTGCTGCCGACACTCCAGAAAAAATGCGCCGCAAGGGTTCGTTCCTTACAAGATTTTTTACAAATCCATCTGGTCCAATGAAAAAGCCAAATGGTGAACCAACACGACTTGCGCTTTCAGCAGCGGCGTGGGGTGAGCCAGTGCCTCAGGATATGGCAGACGCAGCAAGACTTGCTGCGAAAGGTCGCAGGATGCTTGAACGCTATGCGAACTCAAAGAAGAAAGGTTTCTTAGAAAACGATTTTGACGAGGATTTGTTGGATGTTGTTCTGGAATTAATGAAAGATCAGGGCTGTGACTGTGGTTGCAATTCTTGCGAGGATGTTGAGAAGGATGCGTCTGTAACAACAGAAAATGCAGAGTCTAAGTATCCAGCAAGAAATGGTATCACATCACCAACGGTTCCTCCTTTCCCATCTGGCTCTCCAAAGTTCAAACCAAAAAAGAAAGTTAAGAAAGAAGGCAGTCCCTGTTGGGAGGGCTATCACCAAGAAGGTGAAAAGAAGGGTGCAAATGGAAACATGGTTCCGAATTGTGTTCCAAACAACCCTTCTCAAAATACAACAAAAAGTGAAATGTCCTTACAAGACAGTGAATTTTTTGATACAATTAAGGAGATGATTGAGAAAATGGAATCTATTATTCAGCAAGACTCTGAATTGCAATTAAATGATACTTATGATAAGATCTCTGACATGAATGAACAAGAAATTAGTAAGCTTAGTCTATTGAAAAAGTTTATTGGATGGCTTGTTCCAGATGTCGCAGAAGAAACAACTTCAACTTCCGTTGAAGTAAGTGGAGACACACAGGAGGAAGAAATGGACATTAATGTTCTTAAAGATGCTCTGAGTGCTGTTGTTGATGAAAAACTGGCTAGTTTTGCTACTTCAATCAAGGAAGAAGTTGAAGCCTCTGTTCAGGAAAAAATTGAAGCAGTTGCTAAGGGTTTTGAAGTTCA